CTAATGCTAACACTCACACAACTACTGTTGCAGACGGAAGCTCTGATGCAGGTAGGGCTATATACTTAAAATATACAGGTGCTTTAGATTCTGATTGCACGATAACAATTGGCCCAAACACCATGAAAAGAGTGCATATTATAGAAAATGCTACTACTGATTCAGGCAGTAGCGGACCTTACAATATTATTATTTCTCAAGGTTCAGGATCAAATGTAACAATAGCAAATGGAAAAGTAGCAGTAGTTCAATTAGATGGAGCAGGTTCAGGTGCAGCAGTTTTAGATGCTCTTACGGATTTACAAGTAACTGATACGCTATCAATAAACGGTACCACGCTCACTATTGGTGATGCAACAGCCGAAGATACTAAAATAGTATTTGATGGTAATGCACAAGATTTTTACGTAGGTCTAGACGATTCAGCAGATGATTTAGTTATAGGCTTAGGATCTGCGGTAGGTACGACACCTGCTATATCAGTAGATGAAAACCAAAATGTAACCATGCCACAAATAGTTACTGCATCTACTTCAGCTAACATAAGTCAAGTAGCATTAACCGATGGCACAGTATCTTGGGATGCAAAAGCAGCAGCCAATGCTTTTTTATTACTAGAAGAAAACTCTACAATATCTGCACCAAGTAATGCAGTTGAAGGAGCTATTAT